AGTGTACGCCCTGTTGCTACCCCAAATTCCAACACCAGTCCGCTTTCCAACAGTACCGGGTTCAATTGTGTTCGAGCAACCCAGTCATGCAAGTCATAGTCAGTTGCAAAGTTTGGTGTGGTACGCATATTGGCCTGTATGTATCGTGCCGACTCTTCACTGGCCAACCTTAGTGCAGTAAAATCAGTATCGACTACATCAGTATACATACCAACAGTCTGTTGTTGTCTTCGTGTGGGTTGTGGATAGCGAATCCACTCCTCGATTCTATCTTTAATTTTATAAAATTTATTAATCATAGCAATAGTTTAACTGTTTTGTTCTAGATTGTCAAGATATTGTGCTAGGTTTCCTGCGTGTAACTGTAGCATTATGGCATCAGTTTCGCCACTTAGTAAAATAGTCTTGCCACGAATATAGTAAGGTTCTCGAAGCAGTCTTTCCAACTGTAGTAATTGTTTAAAATGTACTTCATGCGATATTTTAACTTCTATATATTTTACACCGCAGTATTTTTTAGTCCACTCGTAGCCGGTCTTGGTTAGACGTAGACTTTCTAAGTTAGATGGATTTTGCCACCAGGTGTATTCAACACCGGCAAAATTCTCAGGGTTAGGGTATCCAGATGCAACTATAAATTGTTGCTGGAACTTACGTTGTAGATGGTTTGTAGATTGTGTCACCTTGTTTTAACAGTACGACCGAAAATCGATCTGTCTTGAATAAGGTATTGAGCTTTTTGCAAAGATTAATTGCATGCCCAGGATTTGAAAACGAACATTTTTTATACTTGGGTCCGGGATAGTGAACAAGAGTATTAAATGTTTTTAAGTTCATTGGCTGATTGTCGTAGAAGACCGCCCAGATGCCTTCGGAACTCAGCACCTGTTCACTTTTATATGTTGTTTTGTTTACATAGTCCAACAGTACTGTTGGTTTTGGTCTTGACATCTCATGATCCTTGATATACTTTATTTATCACATAATATGCGTAGTTTATTTAAAACCACCGCCATCCATGTTGATTTCAATAGAATTAGTTGTTGGTGGGTTGTTTATAATAGTGGCAAGTCCGGCCATCAAATCATAGATTTCTGAGTGCAAATTGCGTGCTTCTTGTGCATTTAGTGTAAGAATCTTAGCATTACTTTGATTCATAGCACGTACACGTTCATTGTACATGCGAATGTGAAATGGTAAATTATTTTCCATGATTGGCTTCTTTAAGTGATTCCAACATACGTTCTTTGGTTTTAAATGGACCTTGATACTCGTAACGATTCAGTGTAATAAGTTTAGGACAGTAGGATCTAATCCAAGTATCGGTAAATCGTACAATATAGTATCCAGCACAAAAGAAACTTTTGCTTTTTGCAGTTTTGGTATAAATTGGCAAATAACGTTGAATGTCTAATACTTCGTTATGTGGTGCAACGTTAACCGGAAATCCATACACATCATACGTATCTTGTTTTGGCTTTGCGGGTTTTTCCGCTTTAACAAATTCAATGTTGTATTTTTTACTTAGCAATTTAATACTTGGAAATACTTCACGTGCATCATCATGTACATACGCAACACCACCGTCTTCGTCAATGGCTTGTATAGTAGCAATCTTTTGACCACCAGATTCTACAATCCAAAATTTATTTTTTACCACCGGCTTTGCAATTATTTCAGTCATAGTTTACTCCTTTTTTAAACAGGCCATTGTTATTATTTTGCCTATTTCTTGTCCTAGATCTTGATCGTCGTGTACAACATACAAGTCTGGTTTACTGCCGTAACCGTCTTTTTTAACACTAACAATGGTGCCATTGTTGGCCACAGTTATTCTAATGTCCATACCATCAAACTCATGATTGTGACTACCTAATTCAGCTATGCTAATTGATGGCACACTGGCACCAATAGATAGCCCACTACTGCCACCACCGCCATATATATTGGTGTAGCCTTGACTCATTGTTTCATTAGCTCCATGGCTACAATCTGTCCTACCTGGGCAGCAACATCCTCATTGTCGTGGATAACGTGCACAACATTGTAGTTTCGATCTTTAACTCTATCGTAAGTACTAGAAGTAACTACAATGCCTCCTCGCGCCATAGTAACACTGAATTTAATTGGATCATCGTCAAATTGATGTTCACGACCCGCTCTAAGTGGGAGTTCGATACAATCGTCGTCTGAGTTGATCCAGTTTCTTAATTTACGTTTTAACCAATTCATCGGCAAGTCTCCATATATTGATTGAATTGTACTACGGCTTCATCAAAACTCAAAGCCCAAACTTTGGCAGTGATATAACCATTACTGATTTTAACATCGTATGGCACAAGACCGTTCATTCTAAATCCCGGATCAATTTCGGTCATTACAGTAAATTCTTCGAGATGTTTGATCCTATTGATAAACTGTGCTACATCTGTCATGCGTGTTCCTTTGATAATTGAATAACCACATTGAGTCTCTCTTCGGCAACGGCCATAATAGTCTTGTACTCTTGTAATGCGGCTGCAACTGCATGATTGTTTTGTGCTAGTTGTTCGGCTTCTTTTTCCCAGGCCATTCTTCTTGTAACCCACTGAAATGCTTCTTCGGCAGTTTTGGTTACATCTACAGTGGCATAACTGTCATACAAAGGACGCCAACTCGTGCCGTCGTTAACTTCAAAGTTGTTGCCGGTATGACGTACTTGTCCAGCTAAACCTTGTTGTACCTTGCTATTATCAATGTAAACCGAAGCACTAGGTACGCCAGATACATTTAACCAATTGTTGCTATTGCTGCTAATACTGTTAATCATACTGGATACCCTGCTGATAAAAAATCTACGTATTGTTGCACATTGTCACTGATACGTTTTAAATCATACTTGCCACAAAACTTCATGAACTTTGTGCCAATTTGTGGTACTGTTTTAGCGACACTATTTACTGCAATAGTTTCTGCAATCTTGGCTTTGATATCATCAGGTTGTGCAGTTAAATCTACTAGAATTACATTACGCTGGTAGTCATCTAACACACGATGTTCCGCGCCATTATGGTCAGTCCAACGTTGCAACATTAGATTGTTCCACGCGAATCCTTTTTTGTCCCTGTCCTCGTAGGCTTCTTTGAGCCCAACTTTATTTTTACTGCCACGTGTCCTAACGCCTGGGTATGCACTGAATACGTTGTCTGAGGCATCGCCGCGCATACATTTCTCAAATAATATCCAACTTGGATCAGGGACGGTTTTGTTTTCCTTAGTTTTTTTATCTTTGACTGGGGCACCTTTTTTGTCAAAAATGCCTTCAATAGTGTGGAGCTCATCTGATATCCCGTTATATTGTTTTACGTTTGGTCCCAGTAACTGATAAAAATCTGTGTCTGAACTTACAATTACGTGTTGATCCTCAGGGTGTGCTTGTATCCATCCTGCCACCAAGTCATCTGCTTCCAAGTTTTCGTGCCGGAGAACAGTACAATTGGACTTTTCTGTGATAAATGTCTTAAGTTCATCAAAACTTTCCCAGAACAGTTGATCTTCTTCGGCTTCTTTTTCTGTGAGTGCGGCACGGGCAACTGCACGGTTTTTCTTGTAGGGTTCATAAAAATCCTTGCGCCACGAACGGCCTTCTAAACAGAATACAACATGATCTGCCTTTTGGTCACGAAATGCTTTTGCCACACTACTAAGAGTAACATGTACTGCAAAACCTAATCGGTCCCACGTATCACTTTGTCTATGAGCAGCGTGTCTAGCACGGAAGAATGTGTTTGCGGTGTCTACGATTAAATATTTCATGTCATTATAATAGCATATAATTATCTGCGTGTCAATATATCTTTTACCAAATTTTGGTGTAAAAAGTCCGCCCAAGCAGCATGTGCATCTGGTCCAAAATGGTAAGAATTTTCATTAACCGTTTTAAATCCTTGGTTTTTGCACCAATTGAAATAGGTAAAATCTCGATTGTATGGGTCAAGATAATAACCGTTCCAATCTAACATAGCTACGTTATTCCACGGCTCGTAACAGGTAAAGAAAAAATGGTTAATGCCTTCGGATTCTAATTTTTTATGGAAGTTATAGATGTATGTGTGTGCTTTGTTTTCCATGGGTGCAATATCCATGTCAGCAATCCATTTTTTATAACGTTCCTTAATTGCGTCAGGCCAATCTTCGCCAACACCACCGGCGTTTACTTGCCAGTATATATCATCGTACAACCATTCTTCACGTTCCCATGTGCTCCATCCAATTATTACCAAGTCAGGTTTGGAATTGTATCGTAGATAGTGTTCGGTTGTTCTAATTATGCGACCATTACTGCTGGCAGATTCGGCATCACAATGCAGAATAGCACCCAATTGATTTGCCAGCTGGCACCCGTAGCTAACACGTTCGTTGTCAGGATGTGGTTTACGTCCTAATCCCCAATATAGTGGATCGTCAATTGCAAAACAATAAGGATTTACTGCTTCGGCACCGGCACTATGGCTATCTCCGTTTACATATAAAATCATATTTTCAATAAAATAAAACTAATCAATTCGGGTTGGGTAACACGTAAAACTGTGTCGCCCTCGCTGGCTCTTACTTCCCAGTCTTGACCGCCAATTCGATTGTGTAAATA